GGGTTTCATAATTGGAATTGACCATACCGACGGCTCTGTAGGTGTCTACCCTGATGTCGAAAAGTTGAATCGGCGGAATCTCCTATTCAGTGAATCAAAAAAAGTCCCCCTAACCCTCTTTAATCTTTTTCCCCTTTTAATTTTTTCCCCGCGAAAATGAAACTATGTCATTAGATTTTTACTTACATTACGAAGTGGACGGCAACTCAATAAGCGTCTTCGATAGAAATATAACCCACAACCTCGGACGTATGGCAGGTGCGGCTGGTATTTATGAGGCTCTTTGGCGGCCAGATGAGGGTGGCTATACTACGGCAAAAGAAATCATCCTATTACTCGAAAAAGGATTAAAGAAATTACTACGAAGCCCCGCAAAGTATAAAAAGTTCGATGCAGAAAACGGCTGGGGATTATATGAACACTTTGTGCCATTTGTGGAAGAAGTTTTGGCCGCGTGTAAACAATACCCGAACGCAAAAATAAATGTAAGTCGCTAAAAAGAAATAAAAAAATGAATCAAGGAATAACACTATTAAGAGAGATATGAACTACGAACTAGCGAAAAAACTCAAAGACGCAGGATTTCCTCAAGATATTCAGAAAGAACGGATTGTTTGGTATACGGCGCAAGGTAATGAAGTAGTTATTGATAAAGAGATGGTAGGGGACGTTTTGTCGGATGCAAGAGTATCTATCCACAAGAGCCAAAATAGGGATGACGTTTATGTTCCGAGTCTATCCGAACTTCTTGATGCGTGTCCTAATGATGGCCCACAACTTATAAAAGGGGTTGGTGGGAACTACTACGCCGAGTTTATTGACCACACTTTCATGCCCTACAAAAGGACTCATTTGATAACAAATTGCAAGACGCCGGAAGAAGCTGTCGCAAAATTATGGCTTGAATTAAAAAAAGAACAAAAATGAGCTTCAAAGATAATCTCTATACCCTTGTGAAAGAAAAAGGATATGGGAACTAAAAAGGGAAACATACCTTGGAATAAGGGGAAAAAAGGATTACAAGTAGGGTGGAAGAAGGGCAAGATAGGAATCTTTAAGCATTCCCCCGAAACTCTGGAAAAGATGAGCAAGACAAGGAAAGGAAAACACCATACGCCAGAATGGAATAAAAAAATAGGATTAGGGAATGCAGGAGAAAAACAGTGGAACTGGAAAGGAGGAATTACTGTGGGGAAAAATAGACCAATGTATAAAAAGTTAGAGAGGCAAAAACATCAAGAAAGACTGGCGGGTAAGCCAAGACCTGATAAATGTGAAATTTGTGGGACTTTGGCATCTGAATTGAAGCATGGATTACATTTTGACCACGATCACGCGACAGGAAAGTTTAGAGGATGGTTATGCCACGGATGCAATACATCTTTAGGTTTTATGAAAGACGATATAGAACTTTTATTAAGAATGGTCGAATATCTAAAAAATAGTAGAAATCCATGACGCAAAAAGAACTTATAATCGAATACATAAAGGAAAATGGTAGTATCCTTCCTGCAAAAATGAGTGGGGAAGTTTATAAGGGTACTATGTTCGGTTCGGAAACAAGTAAACGGTGCAGGGAACTTCGCAAATTAGGAAAGATAGAAAGTAAACAAGATGGGAAGTTCGAGAGATTTTATATCTACGCCTATCGGTTAGTAAGCGAGCCGAGGGAGGAAGTGATTATGAAATATCCCGAAGTAGGAATGTCTACGATGAATATGGTTAGAAGGGCGTGGAAAGAAGAATTTGTAAACGATAAGTTAGTTTCAATCAATGGAGTAAGAGTTCCCATTTTCGCCCCGAAAAAAGAAAAAAAAGAATCCATGGTCGAGCAGAAGGATAGAGGGCTAGGGATATGATATTTTTCTTTCTTTTTCTTCTCGCCGCGCTCACTTTCTGGCTTTCAGTTACGGCGATGCCTGATTATTCAGATTACTGGGAGTTAAAAGGGCGCAAAGACTTTATGGAAGATTTATATAATCAATCATTAGAAGACCGATTAAAAACTATAACACCACCTATAGTGCAGTGTCATTGTGGATGTGATTGCCCTGAATACCCTAATTGCCCATTACATGAATAAAGATCAAAAAGAATTATCGGATAAGATTTTCAAGAATAATAGTTGGGGATTTTCCTCAAACAAGTTTCGGGACGGATTGATTATGGTTCATTGCCGAGAAGATATGGACGCCGTAGCAAACGCCTATAGACAAGGACTTCGCGCGGGTATAAAAAAAGAAAGAGAAAGAAATAATACAAAACAATGGACTATTATGGAAAAAATATAGATAGGAGAATGAGTGGCGAAAAGAAGTCGCTTAGATTGGAGTTCGCTTTAAAATGCCGAAGCATCTCAAAGCGAATCAATGATATGGAGCATTGGATTGATGATAATAAAAGGATAGTTGATACAGATATAATAAACGAAATGAATACTCTTATTGTCTTTCGTGAGAAGTTAGAAAATGCGGCATTAAAAATAGAGCGTCCGACCGCCGAAGAATTATCAAGGAATATTTTATGAAAAAATATAAATCGGCACTTAACTTTAGTAGAAATATAAATGATACCCTGAAAGTTGAAGTAGGGGATGTGGTGGCGTGGTTATATGAAAATAAGAATCCAAAATTGGCAGAGGAGTTTGTAAAACGAAGTAGTAAAGCGTCAGGATACATTGATAAAAAATTCGCAAAAAGAGAAAAGGAGAGGGATATTGAATTAGCACCACTTAAGAAAATTGTTTCTGACGAGTCAGCCGCCGCAAAAAAACAAAAAGCATGGTGGAAAGTGGATTGGCTCGCCCACAAAAAAGAAATAAAAAAAGAACATGAATAATTCCGCCCCGAAAAAAAATAAAGCAGCACAACAACTTCAAAAATTAAGCAGACTAGCCCAGATCAAACGATTAGGGAGCGAGGAGAAATATCGGGAAGATTTAGTCAGTAGGTTCGTGAAGAAACTTGACAAGAAAGCGGTAAAAGTAGCGAAATAATACTATCCCCATATCTTGTTGACAGCTCCCTAGCGTTAGGAGTAAGATTATCTAGTAAGGGATTAGTCGCCCCTGAATATATAAACCAATGACAAGAGTAAAAGAAACATTGACAGCAGTTGCAATCTTTGGAACATTCCTCTTTGTCCTCATCTTGCTCAATGGACATTAAAGATACACGACAGTTGCTTTCAAGGATTCGGGAAGATGTAGAGCTAGCACGAAGAATTATCGAAAAGGAAACCTCAGACGCACGGATGTTGATAGACCAAGAAGTTCAAAGAGAGTTTGCAGATGTGTTACTAGAAATCGGAGATGATATCGCAACCGCAGAAGTTAAATGGAGATATTTCGGAAAGGTCGGATTCGGGCAAAATAAAATGTGTGTAATAAAAAAATGACACTAAAAGCACTCGAAGACTTAATGCCAACAGATGAGGAGTTACTCGAACAAGGAATTATAGACCCAGACCAAGAAGAGCTAGACGCACGAGAAGCACGAAGGCAGAAGGAAGCAGACGGTTTGGAAGAAAGTAACATCGTAGGAGAATAGAACGGTTGCATTCGGGAGGTTGAATGGAGTGCGTGTCCGGAAGAAGCGCACACATCGCGAGAAGTCAGCAACGGTTCCTCGCATCCTCCCGAATAAAAGAAAAAACTAAAAAAATAAAAAAATGGAAAATCTAAACAAAGCACTCGAAGACCTCCTCATAACCCTCAAGGAAGTGAATAGGCATAATGATGAAGTGATAAAAGCGGCAACCGATATACAAAACCAGTACGCCGACGATTACGCAGAGATGATTGCCGATCAAAACGTCCATGTGTCGGGCCATGTCAACTAAAAAATACGAACATGAATAAAGACTTAAAAGATAAAGCAATAGATTTTAAAGGTAAGAAGTACGTACTCGTAGCGGATCGGGTTAAGTATTTTAACGACACCTTTGAAACAGGAAGCATAACCACGGAACTCGTGTCAGCCCCAGAGAGCGACATTGTTATCGTCAAGGCTACGATTCAGCCGGTGGTAGGAATAGAGCAATACTTCACAGCATATTCCCAAGCGGTGAAGGGAGAGGGATACATTAACAAAACGTCGGCATTAGAGAATGCAGAGACTTCGAGTGTTGGCAGAGCCTTAGCGTTCATGGGAATTGGTGTGTTAGACGGAATTGCGAGCATAGATGAAATTAATAAAACGACATACCCACAGACTCCCTACCAAAAGAAAGCGGCTCAACGTCGAGACCCGCAGTTCCAAGAAAACTTGGAAGATGTACAAATTGATATCTTATAACCATGGCTAAACTCAAAGTCGCTGAGGCGACGGAAAAAACAACAAAAGGAGGCAAACCCTATCTGAACATAAAAAGTTCAACAGGAAAGTATTACTCGATCTGGGAAGAAAGTAGGTTTATCTGGCATCTCTTTACGCCTGGCGCAGAGTTGGACGTAACCGTGGCTACCAACGGGGCTTTCTCGAATATCACGGGAGTTATCGGCTTGGAAGGAGAAAACGCCACCACGGGGCTTATAGAGCCAAAGAACGGCATTCCCTCGGCGTGGGACAAGCTCTTTTTGCGGCTGGAAGGATTAGAAAAGAAAATAGACTTCCTAATCGAGGAAAAGAAAACATTAAAAGGGTTAGAGAATCAGGGAAAAGAAATAAATCTCCATTATCCCCTCCCAAACCTTTCTGACTTACCTGAACATAATCTTGATTAAATGAACCCACTTACGGAAATAAAAAACAACATAGTATCCTTGCTTCAATCTCCAAATCCTTCGGCGCAGGACTGGGCTGATATTATGACCTCTTTGCAGTTCCTCTTGTCGGATGCTACCGAGCAAGCCTTAGCTAAAGAAATCGCCGCTATGGTCAAATTCAAGGAAGTGCGGGCACAAGAAAAGACGAGAGCAGATGCTGAAGTTACATGGAAATCCACATTGCAGTGGGCAGAGTGGCGGGAGGCAGAAGAGAGAAAAAAGGAAATCGAAGGCTGGAAAACCGTCGCAAGTCGTCAAGCTTCGGCTCGGTATCGGGCGTATTAAAAAAAAGAAATCTAATGCCAAATATCCAAGAAGAAAAATTAAAAGAGTTCCAGGAAAAAGTGTGGACATTAAATATTCTCGGCGATGGGAATAAAATTGGCGCGCTTCAAGAAAGAATAGAATCATGGCTCAAAGACACATTCCACACCATAGATGAGCAGGGATATGAGCGCGGTTACAAAAAAGGTTATAAGCACGGCGAAGATTTGCTTACTTCAAGGAAGGGCAATCAATTATCTTTTCAGGCGGGGAAAAAAGAGGGATATAACGAAGGTTACGAAGTAGGAATGAGGGCTGGTTACGAATCTAATCCTTATTTCGAGAAAAAAGTACAAGAAGAAATACAGCAAGCTATCGAGCAGACCCGAAAGGATGTGGTTGCGGCAATAAAACCAGTTCTTGATAAACCCATTGAAATGAAGAAAGAAGGTGATAGCGAGTTATTTACTATTCACCATAATTCCTATGCTCTTGGATATAACACCGCTATTGGAAATATAAATCGTATATTATTCCCGCCAGAATTAGGAAGTGTAGCCACTCCAACATCTAATTCCCAAACCCTCCACAAACAAGATTAAACGAACATATAAAAATATGGATTATAACTATTACGCATTATTGGTTAGTGAAAACGATAGGGCGGGCGAAAAATTAGTTTGGAAAGCCCCAGAAAAGACTAAATATGGTCGCCAATACTTTTTTTGGCGGTTCGGGGATATTGCCATGTATCTATGCCTCTGCGCAAAGTGCCTATTCAGAAGCGAAAAAAGCGAGAGAAGATTTTAAGGAAGGTTCTCAATTCTATGTCCGCAAGATTTCATTAGAAATTGCGCCAGAAAAAAATAAAAAAGAGTTAAAATCTCCCCAAGATTAACGAATAAAGAATATGAGTTTTATTCAATCAACCATTAAGTGCAAAAAGTGCGGCCACGAAGACAATATCGCTACGGGAACTTTCGGATTTGGCGTGCCGGAAAAATGCGCCAAGTGTGGGAAAAAGACCGAAGGGTATGATAATCCGTGGTACGAAGTAATAGGCGACGGTTGGCACGCGAAAGAAGAATGTCAGCATTTTATAAAGGTCAAAAATAAACTAACTTAGGGGAAATGATATGAACTTACGAGAAAAATTAGAAAAAGTGAAGGAATATCTTGATGCCGCGCCGTTTACCCGCGAGGAAATGGAAATGGCATGGGCTTATTTTGACGATGAGCTATATTTTACGCCATCAAACATATTTTCACTTTCAGTGGCAATGAATTACGCCAAGGATCGCGGGGAAAAAGAATTACAAGATGAGCTTTACGAGAAGTATCAAAAGTCGCTCGCAAAAATAAAGAAAATCTATAAAAACTAACTTAGGGGAAAGGATATAACAATATGAATACACAAAACTGCAATTTATGTTCGGCGAGCCATATGGCAAACATCTACCCGCTTACCTGTTATTGTCAGTGCCATTCAACCGGCCAGATAATATCAGTCAATGAAGTGCATCTGTGCTACGAGGATAGGGCAAGACTTGACCGCATAGAGATGGAATTAGCTAATTTGCGCCGAGAAATAAAGGAAAAAAATAACAAAGAATCCCAATGACCACATACACCAATTATAGCCCACATAATCCTTATGAAGCACAAAAACGATATGCTGAATTGCTTTTCGCTGCGCTCGAAGTTTCGTGGTGGCATCCTTTTAAGAAAGCAAGGACATTAGATACGGCACGAAGGTTTCAACAAATCCATGAGCTATGCTGTGAATGGGCGCGAGAAAAAGAAAATAAAATCTAATCCCAATGACCACTCCAAAAAGAATAGATAGGGATAAAAGATTTATATTCGGCTTTTTCTTAGTTTTTGCGGGTATTGGAATAGGAGCATGGGTAGGAAGTATTTTCGTTTCGCAAGGATTTGGTTTAGCGAGTTGTTTACCTGATTATTTTATAACGGCACTTATTAGTTTCACGGGGCTTTATTTCATGGATTCCGGCCAAGAAAAAATAAACAAATGAAAAATTCAAGAATAGATAGGGGAGGGAAGAAAGAAAGTTTAGCAGAAGCGATTGCTGACTTGATTAACGCGATGACAGAAGACTCAGAGTATTACAGCAGTCGCGCCGTAAAAGAAGCAAAAGAAAAAATAGATAAAATCCTAACTCCATGACCAAGAACCCTATAGGGAAGTTGACAAAAAGGAGGAAACTGAGTTAGAATGAATGTAATGATTCCTAGGCCAATAAACGGTCATATCGTCATAGACCCTCTCAAGCAAACGACATTCTTGCCGACCGAAAAGGGTACATTCGATGAAGTGGGAACGGTCTTGAGCGAAAGGCCATGGTATAAGTTCTGGTGGCCGAAAAAAGGGGAAAAGGTGTGGTTCGACTCCTGGTTGGCTTCGAAACACCCTACGGGGGAAAATGACGAATGGTTCTGGTTGGTAAATTATAAAGATGTTAAAGCTATCAAATGAGTTTCGCCACCAGATACCAAAACAGCGTGTGCGAGAAAACTCGCGGGTGGTTGCATAAATGGGCTACGATAAAATACACAAACAAAGGAGAATTAGTACGATGCGAACGATGTGGAACAAAATTACATTTAAATAATCAAATGCCGAGACATATCCAAGCAAGTTATTTTGCGAGAGAGATGTTACAAAGCCACGATCCCTTGTTTGCCCGCGAGTATCCACATATTAAAATATAATTTAGATATGCCAAGAGGAGTTTTTATAAGAACTAAACCAGTCAAAGGTTCTATGGGAATGTTAGGGAAAAAACATTCCATGGAAACAATTATAAAAATGAGGGGTCGAATACCTTGGAATAAGGGGATAGCATTTTCGGACGAAGTGAGAAAAAAGCAGAGCGATTCAAGAAAGAAAGCAATAATGGAGGGGCGCGCTATTTCATGGAATAAGGGAACGAAAGGATTGACGGGGGCTAATCCTGGAAGTTTCAAAAAAGGACATTATCCCACACCAGAACAATCCAAGATGCTAAGAGAAAGGTTTAAAGGGGTTAATAATCCTCAGTGGAAGGGTGGTATAACTCCAATAGTGGAAAATATAAGAAGGTCTAGGATATATAATAAATGGAGAACATACATCTATAAAAGAGATAATTATACTTGCACTTGGTGTGGTAAGCACGGAGTAGAACTACATGTTGATCATGAGATCCCGTTTTTCTTTCTGATAGAGGGTTTGCGAACGCAGTCGAGAAATGAAAATCTATATGAAAAAGCTATGGATTACAATGCTTTGTGGGATATGATAAACGGTCGAACGCTTTGTGTCCCATGTCATAAATTAACTGCCACTTACGGCGAAAAAGCAAAAACTTATGAAAGATAATTTATATACATCTTCGGAAGCTAGAGAAAAATTGATGAGTGGAATAACGCGTGCTTCAAACGCTATCGCAATTACTATGGGTAGTGCCGGAGCAAATTCCGTAATTGAAGACATCCGCTCGCCTGGCTACATGATATCAAATGACGGTGCAAGCATTTTGGAAAGAATACATTTTGCCGACCCTATTGAGGAATTAGGAAGAAAGATATTGAGTGAGGCAGTTGGGAGGGCAAACAAAAATTCGGGGGATGGTTCATCGAGCGCGACATTATTAACAGCGAGTATTCTATCCGAAGGTGTCAAACATATCGGTGAAACTTCTCCCATGGAGATCAAAAGAAGTTTGGAAGCGTGCTTGCCTCTCATCGAAGAATCTCTTAAAGCACAACGCAAAGATTTAGTTGATAAGGATGGAAACATAGATTTTACATTATTGGCGCAAGTGGCCTCAATTAGTGCAGAGGACGAGAAAATAGGAGAGATGATTGCGGAAATCTATAAATCTATCGGCCCCTCGGGGATTATCAACTGGGAACCTTCAAAGGATACCAAAGACAGCTTTAGTATCGGCACAGGAATAAAAATCGACGGTGCTACTTATGCTTCACGGTATATGTGCGACCAACTTCCTAGTGGAGAATATACCTATCAGGCTACCATCGAAAATCCATTGGTATTATTGGCGTATTCAAAAATAACTTCTCAAGGAGAGATGGAGAAACTTGTCGGGGAGTTACAAGACCAAGGCGTGAAAGACCTAGTTATTTTCTGCAATGAAATGGACACACCGATTCTCAACTCATTTATCTTGGCCCGCGCCCCCCAGACATTAGGAATCAGATTTTTGGTCATTAAAATGCCCACAGTGTTCAATGATTTGTGGTGGGAAGACCTTGAAAAAGCATCAGGCGGCAGAATCATCAGTCCTGCGTCGGGAATTAAGATGAAAGACGCAAAGATGGAGTTTTTGGGACGATTCGGAAAGATTACTGTGAACCGAGAGGATACTTTTATTGACGGAATAAATGATTTAACGACTCATTTGCTCGCGCTCAAGGTAGATGGAAGCGACGAAGCATTGGCTCGCGCCGCGAGATTAAACACTAAAACAGCACGCTATTTCGTGGGGGGACATTCGGAATCGAGCCTTGCACATCGTCGCTTAAAAATCGAAGATGCCATTAATTCCGCATATAGCGCATTGCATAGCGGCATTTTGCCAGGAGGAGGTTTAGCATTGTTAAATGCAGCGTTTAAATTCGATGGACAAAAAATTACCGATGTGGGTATGTTAATTTTGAGAGAAGCGTTGCGAAAACCTTTAATTCAAATTGTTAATAACGCAGGAGCTAATGAAAAGGAAATTGGGGTTGGCTTAGGCAGGCAGAATATAGGAAAAAATACCATAGGTTTCAATTCCAAAACAGGAGAGATTGTTGATATGTTCGAGGCGGGAATTATTGATGCGTACGATGTCGTTCTTGGCTCAATCAAGGCGGCAATAGGAGTTGCGGCAGGAGTGCTTACAGCAGGATCAGTCGTTCTACTCCCTCGCAACGAAAATAGCGTAGATGAAGCTATTAAACAGATAATGCAAACACCTCAATGATTTACCTTTTCTGGTTTTTAGTTTTTATTTTCGGGATTTTTGTCCTTTCTTCCATGTATAACCTAGGTCGCGCACAGGGGCGTGAGGAAGCGTATATGGAAAAATCAATCGAAGTAATTCGATATAACAATAAAGATGTAGTGTTAATAAACGAAGCGTATTTTACAATGGAGCAAGCGCAACAGATAGCGGAAACGTTAAAAAAGAAAAATCCTGTAGTTTATAAGCCAAAGAAACAATGAGAAAGAAGCATCATCAATCCAAGCGGACAAAAGACCGTGCGGAACTGAGAAAAATAGAAAAGGATACCAAGAAAATGAAGAAATCATTAGAACAACTCAAAGCATGACCTACCGCCCCGAAAAACCTAAAAAAGATACCTTCCTGATATGGAAGAAATGCGGAAACTGTAAAGAATGGAGATTCAGATGGGAAATAAAAAAACAAAAAGTCTTCGTCAAAGCAATCAATCAGATCGTAACAAGTCAGAATCAGATATGCGGAAAATGCAGAAAGGTCGTGGAAAATGCTATAATTGAGAGGAATATATGAGTCTAGGATTTGATAGATTACCAGTAGATCAACGAATAAAGCACGATTGGTGTGTAAAAGTTGAAGACGGTGCGCTAAGTCCAAAGTTTATGGAATGTAGAAATTGTCTGAAACAAGTAAAATGGTGGAATTGGAGAGGCGAAGTTGAATTGATAAATCCCTTTCAAGAAGGAGATGACCATACCTTTTGCGCCGAAAAAGAAATAAAGAAAAATGGACAATCTTAACCCCGAAAACCTCACGCCTGCAGAAAGCATAAAAAAATCAGAGGAACAACAGGGAAGTAAAGAGCAAGAGTTCGATCCGTACAAAAACCCTGATGCAATAGGAATTATAAGGCAGAAAGATGGGAATTTTAAGTTGTGGGGTCAAAAAAACGGAAAGATAATCGAAATAAGAGCTATAAAGCCAGAGGATGCGATTGTTGAGTTCCAAACCCATGCTTAAAGAACTGATTGAAAAATGCGGCGCAGAGTTTGAAAGTCTCGAACAGAGGGGAGCGTATCAAGCTTCCACTGGCACAAGATTTCCAGCGGGAGAAGGATACGAATGGAGGGTGGCAAGCTATAAAACAGGAGATTTGCACTTCGAGTTCGGAAAAACGCCGGAAGAAGCAGTGGAGAAATTAGCATTGTATTTGACAAGTGCATAAATAACGGCATAATAAGAATACCAATCCATTATTTCTTATTATTCTAATGAAGTTTGAAAAGGGTCATAAGTTAGCGACAGGTAGGCCGAAGGGTTCTTTGAATAAGGAAACAATCAACAAACTCGAACGGCGGGCTATTTTTGAAAAGGAAGTGGAAGCCATGTTCATAGAGACGATAAAGAAAGCACGGCCAGAATACTTGTTAGATCAATTCTTAGGGAAAGCGCCGGATATTATCGAAGGAATGATTAAGACTGAACCCAGCGAAAGACTTAAGCTAATAGCGAAGATGCTTAAAGATGCCACAAAAGATAACTGATTTTACTGATGAAGAGTTGGTCGAAGCGGCGGAATTATATCCCTCATTATGGGTGTTACAGAATGAGATAAAGAATGAAGTTGGTATCCCTTTAGACTTTACAAAGCGAAAATTCTTAATTGATATTTATGACGACCTCAGCCCAAAGCAAGTCATTTTAAAGCCACCGCAAGTCGGGATGACGTTATGCAACACGCTTAAATCTCTTTATGTGGCAAAGAAGTTAAATCGCCAAATCATATATACGTTGCCTACTCAAGGCGATATTCAGGACATGGTCGGCGGTTCGTTCAACCGCATTATCGCCCAGAATCCAATACTCATGGATTGGGTTAAAGACCACGATACCGTAGAACAAAAAGCAGTGGGCAATTCGATGATTTTCTATCGTGGAACATTCACTGCGAAGCAGGCTATGATGATTCCCGCAGGCCTTCTGGTGCATGACGAAGTCGATGCGAGTGATCCGAATGTGATAGTCCAATATCAGACCCGTTTACAGGCTCAAGAAGACGGTGGTTGGTCTTGGTTTTTTAGTCATCCTTCTTTACAAGGACACGGAGTTAGTGTATACTGGGAACAATCGGATAAAAAAGAATGGTTTATCAAATGTAAAAATGGACACGAACAAATACTTGAATGGCCATCGAGTATCGACACCGAAAGAGGAGTATATATTTGCCGAGATTGTAAAGATGTGCTTACCGATGACCAGAGGATCAACGGACGTTGGTTACCCACAAGTGAGGGCGACTTCAGCGGTTATCACATCTCTCAGCTACAACTTTACAACAAGAGCGCGAAAGACATCATCAAAGCGTTCCACGACCCGCAAAAAGACAAGCAATACTTCTACAACTACGTCCTAGGGCTTCCGTATATCGGTTCAGAGGATAGGATTGAACCTTCGGTCGTCTTAAGAAACTGCGTGGATGAGGTGAATGATTACTACGACAAGAACGATCGAGTTATTATCGGGTGCGATACGGGACACGGAATTCATTATGTGTTGAGAAATAGCAAAGGAGTGTTTTTATACGGCCATGAAACAGAGATAACTGCTAGCAAAGATCCTTATGACAAGATAGCGAAGTTTCTTGATACCTTTGAACATTCCGTCGCTGTATTCGATCAAGGAGGAGATTTAATCGGGGTGCGTAAGCTTCAGGCAAAGTATCCTGGTCGGGTATTCCTCGTTTTCTATCGCAAAGACCGCAAGAGCAACGATTATGTCGAGTGGGGAGAGGATGCTGAATATGGAACGGTACGGGTAGATCGAAACCGTCAGATGACCATCATGATCGAGCAGATGAGAGAGATCGGCCGCTACCGGTTGAACGGAACAAAAGAAGAATGGATGGAGTTCGCTTCGCATTTTGGATATCTCTACCGTGAGCAAATTGAAACCGATTCAAAACCTGGAAAGGATGACCGAAGTCTCCTAGGAGCAGAATATGTGTGGAAGCGGAACGGGCCAGATCATTTTTGTCACGCGCTGCTGTATAGCGATATAGGGATGCAACGCTTCAACGGAACGAAAGCGACGGTGTTCGGCGCGAAATCTGTCTTTGATGGTATTAAGAAAGCCCAAATCGTGTCGGATGGGGGTGTACAGCTCATGTGGCCGAAATGAATAAGGAAGAATGGCGGGTGTATAATCGTCAAAAGCAGGCTGAATACCGACTTAAAAAGCGCGGAGAACCAAGAAAATATATTAAGACCGAGGCATTCTTTCATCGTTCGATTTCCATCGAGGTTATTATGAAAGAAGCTGGGCATTGTGGATTTTGTGGTATTCTCCTTTCAAATGAGTGGCACGACAAGCATCCATTGGTCGGGTGCGAGAGATACATCAAGGAATATCATAATACACACAAACGAGAATCTTGATTTTATTACATAATGTGGGTAATGGAAGATAATTTTACCCTCGGTATTCTTGGCCCGACAGATTTAATCGAGTCAGATACCAATAAAATCCGCACAAAAGGCAATATAGAATTAGAGGGCAAAATTGGGGAGGAGATTGACTTACTTGATCTTCCGATGTCTGATGAGAAGCTTCTTAAGCTTCGTAATCAATGGGAAAACGAGTATGCAGGATATGAGTCGAAAGTAGCCATCCCCACGAGGCAGAGAAATCTTCGCAGTTATCTTGGAAGGAATGCTCAAGGAGAAATTCCGTCAGATGATGAAGTGGTAGCTGCTAATTTGCAGTTTGAATCTGAGGAGACATTTTTACCCGCGGCTACCGCACAAGACCCATCACCATTTGTTTTCGCGGCCAATGACCAAGTAGGGAACAAGTTGAGTCAGACCGTGCAGACGATGCTTCAGTTTCACGCGCAACAGTTGAAACTCAGAAGGAAAATCGCAGTCATGGTGCGACAGTGGTCAATCAATCACTTGGGAGTCCTAAAGGCCGGGTGGAATGACCAAATTAAAGACGTAGCCATTGAGAATCGTAGGATTCAGGACTTTGTATTCGATCCCGAAGGATATGTTGATGTATATGGTGATTTTTCAAGCTGGCTCGGAGAGAGGATTTATGTCACTGCGGAGCGACTTACCGAATTATTCCCAAAGAAAACGGCCGATATTATTTTGGAAGTCGACGGGAAAATGGGAACGAGGGTTTGTTATACAGAATGGTGGAATGATGATTATTGCTTCTCTACTTTTAAGAGAATTGTTTTAGACAAGCATAAGAATGAGTATTTCAATTATGAGAAACAGGAAGACCAACAACCTGACGAGTTGACAGGACAAATCCCCCGGGTCAAACGGAATCACTTTGCCATTCCCAAGAAGCCATACATTTTTCTGTCGGTATTCAGCCTTCAGGAGCGTCCTCACGACATCACGGGACTTATCGAACAGAACATTCCTAATCAACGAAAGATAACCAAGCGTGTCGAGCAAATCGACAATAACGTCAGCCAGGCTAACAACGGGCTTTTATTCCCCGAGGACGCTGGGTGGACACAGGAGAGCGCAAAGCAAGGATATGATGCTTTGACCAAGAAAGGGCACGGAGGCGTGTTAGTCCCCAAAGCCGAAGGTTCAATGAACGGTCGCGCGGCGGTAGAGAGATTGGATGCCCCGAACTTTCCCCAGGCAGCGTTTGATGATTTAGAGAACTC